GGTGCAAAGGGAACACCAGCACCAGCAATTTCTGCACAAGGAGGTTCTTCAACTTTTTCAACAATAACATCAGCAGGTGGTGGTAGAGGTGGAGGAGGAAGCACAGGCACTCCTTGTGGAGTTGGAGGAGCTGGTGGATCAGGTGGAGGTGCTAGATCAAATAAAGGAGCACCTGGTGGTGCAGGAAATACACCTCCTGTAAGTCCAGCTCAAGGTTTTCCTGGAGGAGCATCAAATCCTGCAACCCCACCTTTTTCTAATTGGTCAGGAGCTGGTGGCGGTGGAGCAACTACAGCGGGAGCAGATTTTACAGCAGCAACTCCAAGCGGAGTTGGTGGTACAGGAGCAACGACATCAATTACAGCAAGTCCAGTAGTATACGCAGGTGGTGGAGGTGGAGGAGCTAACAATCCAGGAAACTCACCTAATGGTGCAGCTGGTGGACCAGGCGGCGGAGGTGCTGGTGGACCATCCCCAGGAGGAGCAGGAACAAATGGAACAACTAATCTAGGTGGTGGTGGAGGTGGAGGATCGTGTGCAGCTCCATCAGGCGGAGGAGTAGGAGGCTCTGGTATAGTAGTTTTAAGATATAAATTTCAAAATTAGGTAAATTATGAGTACAATTAAAGTAGATAAAATAGAAAAAAGATCAGGAAGCACCCTTACATTAGGTGGCCCAGGCACAGCTGTAACTTTAGCGTGCGGTTCAACACAATCAGGTTTTGGTCGTACTGGAACAGTAGATTGGTGTACAACAGCTAAAACTTCACCATTAACTGTAGTATCAGGCAATGGTTATTTTATGAATACAACTGGCGGACAAATTACAGTTACACTTCCTAGTTCACCATCCGCTGGAGATATTGTAGCGTTTAAAGACTACGCAAACACTTGGGCTTGTAATTCTGTAAAACTAGCTAGAAATGGATCAAAGATTAATGGAACTTGCCTTTGTGCCACTCTTAACACCGAATCACAATCAGTTACTTTAATTTATGTAGATGGCACTAAAGGTTGGCAAGATATACAAGACTCAACTTCTAATGTTACTGGTTCTAGTTTTATTGCAGCAACAGGAGGAAATACCACTATTACTTGTGGAAATTTTAAAACTCATATTTTTACAGCAAATGGATGTTTTCAAGTAACAGCTGTTGGTAATCCCGGTGGATCAACTACAGTAGAATATTTAGTAGTTGCCGGTGGTGGCGGCGGTGGAGATGGTTCAGGTTCAGGTGGTGGTGGTGCTGGTGGTTTTAGAACTACTTTTCCAAATCCAGCTACAGCTGGTTTTCCTGTATCAGTACAAACTTATCCTATTACAGTAGGTGCTGGTGGAGCAGAATCTACTTCGCCAACAGCAAGAGGGTCATCAGGTAACGTTTCAACTTTTAGTTCAATAACATCAGCAGGCGGTGGTGGTGGAGGTTCAGAAAATCCTTGTATACCTAATGTAAGAAATGGTGGACCAGGAGGTGCAGGCGGTGGAGCTGTGCACGATCCAGGAGGCGGAGGTACAGGTAATACACCTCCAGTGAGTCCTCCTCAAGGTCAAAATGGTGGAAATGGTGGTGGAAGTTATTCAGGCGGCGGAGGTGGTGGTGCAGCTGTAGCAGGTTTTATAGGTAAACCATCAGGACCAGGAGCAGGAGGAGATGGTTCACCAATAGCAACAACTTTTTTTGGACCGACATCTCCAAGTTATGGAACAACAGGACCAGCTCCAGGAAGATATTTTTCAGGTGGAGGCGGAGGTGGAACTCAACCACCAGCAGGTGATTCATCTACTCAAGCCGGAGGAGCAGGTGGCGGTGGAAATGGTGCTATATGGCCATCTACAGCAGCTACTCCATCTACAGTCAATAGTGGCGGTGGAGGAGGCGGAGGTATATCATCTCCTACTCAACCTAATGGAACAGGAGCATCAGGATTTGTAGCAATAAGATATAAATTTCAATAGTTGAATGATAATTAAAAATAATATATAAGGAGAAACATTATGGCACATTACGCAAAATTAGGAATAAACAGTAAAGTTATAGGAGTAGAAGTTGTAGCTGATGCTGATTGTCTAAATGGCAGTGGTGTTGAAGATGAAGAAGTAGGAAGACAGTTTATGGAAAGAATCCACAGCTGGCCTCTATGGAAAAAAACATCTTACAATACACACGGTGGACAACACAAATTAGGCGGAACACCTTTAAGAGGTAACTACGCAGGTATAGGTATGACTTATGATGAAGATAACGATATTTTCATTAGTGCTAAACCTTACGCTAGTTGGACTTTAAATGTATCAGAAGCAAGATGGCAATCACCAATAGGCGATGCTCCAGAATTATCCGAAGAAGAGCAAAACACTCATAGATATGAGTGGAATGAATCTACAGGTGCTTGGGATAAAACAGCTATATAACATACTTGACATTTTAATTAGATTTAATTACATACTAAATAGGTATGCAAAAGAAAGTATTAACAGAAGTAGACTTATATGCAGGTGAAGTTTCTATGCCTAAAGGCTTTGAAATTGATCGTGATAAAATAAGAAACGACATCATAGAATCTTTTATTAAAAAAAATAGAATTAATACTAATCCAAAAGCTTATGCTTTTGATGATTATGTTGTGCCTTTTTCTCAACCTCTACAATGGATGCAAGACTATATA